TATTGTAAAGAGTGCTACCGACTGTTGCAGCCGCTTGAAGTCCAGATGAAATAAGACCAACCTTGCCCATTTGAGCAAAAGACCCTGCTAAATCACTAAAGTTTGCTCAGCCACCATTAGGGGTCTTTGAAGGTGTACCACCCCCACCTTTGCCGCCTTGTCCTCCACCGTCCATACTAGTTACAGGTGGCGGAGTTTGTAGGTACCCAAATGAAGCACCAAGGCGATTGCTTCCAGCAGTACCGTTGCCTCGTTGACCGCCGTTATTAAGTGCTCCACGAACAGCGGAGAAAATACCGACAGAGTCTTTGCCCGCCAAAGAGACGGCAACGTGCATTTTGTTAATCTGGTCGGTAAGTTTGGAGATGTCAGCGGTTAAGGCTTTTACATCTGCGGCGTAACCCATGTCATCTCCTTAACTCTTTAACTGGTGTATTTGTAACCAGTTGTCTCTTTCTCTACGTGACAGAGCCTGTATCTCTGTTAAAGTCCATCCAGTATAAAGTTCCGTTAATTTTCTCCACTCAGTAAGTAACTGAGGGTAAGAAATTCTGCTAGAACCGAAATAAGGTACCTAAACTAATAGGAACCCGTACCTCGCCTTCACAGTCTGGGCAAGCAAGTGTTAGGTCCTCAAACTGTGGTCCACATACACGCTTGTTGATTTCGTCAACAATCTTGCGACGGTCTGTGAGTCCAAGGTTTTGTACCTGCATTTTGCTTACTACTGGTGCTTCTCCAATTTTTGTAACTGTTTGTTCTAGAAGAAGCGTGTTTAGTTCAGCGACTGTTTTATCTGCACTAAGCATTAATTCTCTTTGTGTAACACCTGTAGGTAGTTCTACTGTGTACTCTAAAGACTTACCTTTTACGGTAAAACGACGGTCATTAAGAGAGTCAACTAAAACTTTTATCTTAATGTCTTTATCTATCTCTACATCAACATCTTTTGTTTCGGCGCATGAGCCACAGTAACCGCCCAAGTGTGCCACGTTTCCAAATGTTGCTCTAAAAATTCCAAGAAGAAGCATGTCTCGGTCACCTGAAAGAAGGTTATCTAGCATCTGGTCTGTAACTGGCTCATTGCCAACCCGAACAGTCCCACGCTTTAGGATTGTTAATAGCGCTTTTCCTAAAGTGCTTGCTTTTGAAATCTCTTCTTCATCACGACCGTTTAATTCACGTACCTCTGCTTCGGTAGTAACCTCCCCAGCGGATGTGATGTATCCGCCAGGAAGGGTTACTACTGTGTCCGAAGGAGTTGTAATACGAATTTCTACTTCTTGTGGCTTTTCAGCCATCATGTCTTGTACGGCTTTGTTTGCCAATGCGGGATTAGCCGCTGCACTAATTGTGTTCGTCATATTATTCCTTTGTTAGATTAGAACGCTGCTGCGCTTTCAAATGCCTTTGTAGTATCGTTAAACTTACCCCAGTTAAGGTCAAATCCCTCGTGAACGAGAGACATTTGCTCAACATAGAGTGCGTTATCACCAGCGTTTAGGTCTGAGTATGCCACTGTTGTAGGCCATGCGTTGTATACCTTAAAGCGCATTGCTACTTCATCAGTAGCACCAGTTACGGCGCCAGTTCCTGTAGTTACATTTGCACCTGCAGATGGTACTGGGTGGTTAAGAACAGCGATTTCGATGTCGCAACGGAAATTCTTACCAGTTGCAAGAGTTGAACCGCCAGCCTGAACAGTTGCAAACAACTGCTTCATCCAATCCCAGTTTTGCTTGCTTCCGAGGATTACTCCACGTTGCAAGGTCAATGGGGTAAAAGATGTTTGACCAGGGATTTGGTGAACAGTGGTGTTGTATCCACCTTCACGGTAAGGGATTGAGTCTGTTGTTACAGCCAATCCAGAGACTGAGGTAAAGCCCATTGGAATTGTTACAGTTCCAAGAGCAGTATTACCTGTGTCTTGTGGTTGAAACGTTACCAAGAACCTAAAGTTACGAACTGGGTCAGTGGTTAACGTTGAGCGGCTATTTACGATTGCCATTGTTTATTTTCTCCTTCGGCCTAGTTAATTGTCTTTTGACTTAGGTCAATGACAATGAACTCTGATGGGTATTGAAGAGCAACACCAACTTGAATATGTACTTCTCCGTTGGCGATTGTAGTTGCTGTGTTGTTTTCTGCATCACACTTGATGAAGAAAGCCTGAGCATTAGTTGCTCCACGAAGACCGCCTTGGTTCTTGTACTCGGTTAAGAACGCGTTAAGTGTGCTACGGACACGAGCCCATAGTGCTTCATCGTTGTTCTCAAAGATAGCAAACTCTGTGTTGTTCTTGAGTTGTTTACGAATGTAGATAAGTGAACGACGCATGTTGACATACTTGTTCGCTGTTCCATCTTGCAATAGCGTGCGAGCACCCATAACAGAAAGACCTGCACCAGGAATCTGGCGAAGTGGGTTTACTGGAGATGTGCTTGCGTTCATTGAGTCTAGTTCTGTTGATGTAAATGACTTTTCTACAGCCACTACATTTGCAACAGTTGTTTGGATACCTGCTGGAGCCTTAAAGACACCACGGCTTGCATCTGTTGCCATGTAAAGACCTGCAACTGCACCAGATGGTCCAATGAGACGAAGTGAACCTGTGCCACGACCTACTGGGTCTGCAATGTACACGTGTGGGTAGTAGACAGCGCCAAAACTGGTGTCAGTCAAACTTCCTGCCGCTGTAATTGCGTTAGCAACAGTTAGGGCTTCTGCTGTTTCAATAACAACAAAACCATTGTTTGATGCTGCCCATGAAGTAGCGGCATCAATTGCTGCAACTTCACCTGAAGGAAGTGCTGCCCAAATTCCTGGAAGGAATATAACAAGAGGACGGTCTAGAGGTGAGAAACGTTCAAAAACTGAACTTCCACTAGACTTGTAGTTTGTGTAATCAGTAGATGTTACCGCTGAACCGTTTGTTCCACTTGTTAATGGATAGGTAGTGCTTACTATTCCTTGACCAGCATAACCAGCAATAACAGCAACTGAAATATTTGGAGAAACAGTATTAATTACAGTTGGACCAAAATCACTTGATGTTGCATCGTCAAATATAACGTTTTCATAACGTTCTAAAAGGATATCGTCAGTAATGTTATTTGCAATACCTGATTCTTTGAGAAGAGTCAGTGTGTATGTGCTTGCAACAGAACCTGCAGTAACTACTACACGAAGGTTGTTTCCATCTGTTCCAGCATTTTTAGATGTAACAGTTACTCGTGCTGTGCTACCTGAATCTACTAAAGATACTGATGCAGCAACAGCGTCTGATTTAAGAAGGCGTTGAACATAAAGTTCTTTGCCACCGTTTGCAAAATATGCGCCAACTTGGAAGGTGGCTGGGTAGGAAGCGTTGTAGCCTCCAAAATACTTGGTAAATTCATACCAAGAGTTAACAAGCGTTACTGTTTCTGGGCCTTGTGCAAAAGGTGCAACAACGGCGCCAGCAGCATTTGCTGTGACTCCTCCTGTAAGAACAGGCGGAAGAAGGCGTTCACTGATGTAAACACCTGGGCGGCTATATGCCATTTCTTCTCCTAACTAGTTGGGTAAGGGTTCCTTATGGTTGCGAAATAGTGAACGAATCAATAGCAGTGAACTCACCACGCCCAAGAATGGGGTTGTCAGTTGTGCCTGTAACGGATACTTGTAGCGCTTTGTATACTTGGTTGTATATTTCAGGTGCTATCTCGGATGAGACACGCACTGTGAAAGCATTTACGAATAAACGCTTTCCTTGCTCTGTTACGTCTCTCTTAGAAATGTCTAGGACATCTAAGCGACGAACAGTTCCATCATCAGGTTCGAGAATCCCGAATCGAAGAGGAAGTCTTGTGTACATAAGTTGCGCCAACAGTTCACGGTCATGACGTGGTTGGCGGGCGTATGTAGTTACTTGGTAATCAATGTTTACTGGAATAGGCCAGTGAATCATCCAGTTGTTTGTCTCTGGGTCATACGGTAGTTCTGGGTTTAAACCTTGTACTGCAGGCATAGTGTCTGGGTCAGCCAAATAAGTAGGCTTTGTCATTCCACGCATTGCACGAATGTTGTCTTCAGAGATATCAATCATGTCAATGACAATGTACGGGTATGACTGATTACGTGGTTCTTGGTCAGGTTGACCGAACCACACATCTACGTTACGAGTAGCGTTTCCACCATCATCTAACGTCTTTTGGTCAGTTACTTTCATGCCCTTAAGAAGGTCACGAAGAGCCTTATCCTCAGAAAGAATGAATGTCATAGTTCACCCACCATCTTGTGTAAGGTCTTTAAGAAGAACTGCTCTGATTCTCTAGTGTTATTTGAGGCACGGCGAATTGCTGCTGTAGGACGGCTAGTCTCTGTGCCATATTCAAGGGTGTGTGCTTCAGCCATGTGCTTATCGTGTACGTGGACTTCAAACTTATTGTCCTTATAAAGGACGCCCATATTGCCAAACACGTGGCGAGGCCATCCGCTTGCTTTGGCTTCTTTACGAAGTTGCCCTGTCATATAACGGCTTGTGTGTTTTGCTGCCGCTTCAATTGCGCTATGGATATGCTTCATGACTTAACCACCTTTAAGGCAGGTGTAGATAGCATGAATAAACCCCTTTAAAAAGCGCAAGTAGTGGGACTACACAGGCCCGCAGCGGGTTACTGATACTGCAATGATAAATGAAAAAGCCCCCTAGTTGGGGGCTTAGTCATTACTTCTTTTTAACTTTTTTGGCTAACGCCTTGTCCATCTTCTCGTCTTCTTTGCGAGATGGCTTCTTCTTGTCCATGGCCTTATCAGCCTTGGCAAACTTCTTTTTCTCTTCTGGGGTCATACCTTTCATGACCTTAGCATCTTGCTTCTTATCAGTCATCTTTGCCATTACTTCTTACCCTTCTTCAAGGCCTTGAAGTCATCGCCAGTAATTTTGTCTTTTGGATTAGCAGCACCAGCAAGTTTCTTTTGCTTTGGTGATAGACCTTTTGCAGAAGGCTTACCCTTGCCGTAGCCAGGTTGACCTTTCTTCTTACCACAACCACATGCAGCACACATTACTTCTTACCCTTCTTAGCGCTCTTGCAAGTTGCACAAGTGCACTTACATCCCTTTGCTGGCTTACCAGCCTTACATCCACATCCGCACTTAGCGCACATGTCTTTCTCCTATCGGTAGTTAGCGGTTTTCTTTGCAATTTTTTTAGGTTGTTCAACAAACTGCTTGCCTTTTTTATTGCCCTTAGCCTTAGCCTTGTTGGTCGCAGCCTTTTCTGAAGGAGATAAAGCATCCCATGCTTTGTCAGGTAAGTAACGCTTTTTGCCCTTTGATTCTTTGCCATCTGAAGTGCGCCATTTTTCATCGCCCCACTTCTTAAGGGACTGTTGGGGTTTAGCAAGAGCCATTAGTTCTTGTACCCTCCGCCAGACTTCTTGTACTCAGCAGCAAGAAGTTGTGCTTTTCTCGCGCTCCATTCTCCAGGGTCTCCACCCTTAGAACCAGCCTTAATCTTCTTGAAAAGTGAGGCACGCATACCAGGCTTGGTGTAGTTACCAGCCTCGTTAACTTTTGACTTTGGCTTTTTTGCTGCTGCCATTACTTACCTCGATTAGAACTGTGAGTTGAGTGCCATTTTTTTGTGGCGGCAACGCCTTGCTTTACTGTTTTAGCGCCAGCCTTCTTAGTTAAATTAATTTTATCGTAAGGACCTTTGTTACCAGCGTGGTCAACAATAATGTCGCCTTTTTTATTCTTCTTAATGGTGTGCTTTTCACCATCTGCTTTAATTGTTTTTGCCATTAAATCATCTTTTTCTTTTTCTTAGTAGCATCTTTCTTGCGTTGCTCACTAAGGGCTATTGCTACAGCCTGCTTTGGGTTAGTTACTTTTTTCTTTGACTTACCAATGTTAAGTGAACCAGCCTTATATTCCTTCATGACTTTTTCTACTTTGCCGTTACCCATCTTAGGTTTTGGATTTGCCATTACTCGTCCTCTTCCTCTAGGTCATCTTCGTCAAATGAGTGGTCATCGAACTCTTCTAATTCTACATCTTCAAAATCTTCTTCAAACAGTGAAGGGTCAATTTCTGCTTCAAAGTCTTCCACTTATATCTCCTTTTAGTTAACAGTTAGTCCAGTTCCTGAGAGAATCCAACGTTCTGCGCCTACCTTTAGTAGGGTAACAATACGATTGGCTGAAATATTATACGTTTGATTACTAGCAAGTCCTTCACAAACTAACGTTGTAGTCGAAGTGTTTGTTCTGCTTATACGTAGCGTTGCAGTATCGGAGGTTACTAGACGTACGATAGTTCCAATAACAAAAGCAGCAGAGGTATTGCTAGGAATAGTAACCTGAACAAGCCCAGTACCAGAGGCATAGATATGTTTTCCTGCATCTGTTAGCGCAAGAGAATACGTAGTTGGTGCAGTCTTTAACTGCTGTGGAATAAGTTTTGACTCAAGGGTTGTAACTCTTGTATCAATTCCAGAGATAGCAGTATTTAAACGAGTACTCCAGTTTCTATCTCCGCTATTAGGCAATACGACTGTCATTTACACTCCATAAGGTTCTGTACCGTAAGCGCCGTTGCCGTAGCCATAGGTAACTGTTTGATTGTTTAAATCTGCAAAATTAAGGAA